GCAGACCTAAGAATCCAAATTTATAAAAACTAAGATTATGATTAAAATAAGATTAGACAAAAGCCAATACATAAATAATTGCAGTTCAGATAAATCATATGCTGTAAAGTTTAGCAAATACGATGATAGTATGGTATTCATATCATCTAAGCATTCTACATTAACCGAGATAAAAAATTATCGAGATGGTAAGTATTGGAGTACAGAATGGGGGTTAGAGTTTCCATTATGGTTATACGATAAGTTTACTGAAACACAAAAGAAATCTGTTCAGATGATAATTGAAGAAAACAAAGAACAAAGAATTAAAGAAGAAGATGATATACCTTATGCAGAGTAGAAAGGAATTTATATCTGAGATGATGTGGTTAGCATCTGAAATACACGCATCAGATAAAGGTAATGCACTTGACCTAATGAAGTTGTTAGAATTTCATTTAGCATCAAGAGAAGTAAAATTAGAAAAGTCATTTGTGATTAAATTACAGACTTACATTTACGAAAATGTAAATGGTAAAAACAGTAAATTATTAAACCAAACATTAGATTTATATGAAAATCAAAAAAAGTAAAGATAGAGTTAAAGAAGCCTTAATTAACCATCCACGTTTACGAGATGATGATAACAGATTACTTGCAAATATTTGGTATGCCGAATTAAAAGAAATCAACTTTAATGTTCTAAAAAACACAATGGAGTTTCTAAAGGTATTAAGCGAAGGTAAACTAAGTAACGCAGAATCTATAAGAAGATGCAGAGCAAAGCTACAAGAGTTAGAACCCAGCTTACGAGGTGAGATGTATGAAGAAAGACACAAGGAAAAAAAAGAAGTTCAAGAGGATTTACGCACCTTTGATGTATAAAATTTATTAACTATATTTACAAAAACAAACAAACAGAAATTATGGAAGTAAGAAAAAGTAAAGTGATGGCAGTTACCGGAAACGGAACGTGGGAAGGAAGCTATGGTACAATGTACAAGTTTGAAATTGTATTTCAAGATGGTTCAGTAGGTGAGTATTCTTCTAAATCTAAAGACCAAAACAAATTTGAGGTCGGAACAGAAACAGAGTTTGAATATACAAGTGGAAAATTTCCAAAAGTAAAGCCGGTATATGCACAGCCTAATACACAAGGTGGTTTTTCTGGTGGAGTTTCACCATCAAAAGCATTCGGTAAAAGTGATGATGTACAGAATAAGATAGTCAGACAATCAATGCTTAAAGCAAGTGTAGATTTTCACGCTATTAATCCGGAGTTAAAACCATCAGAAGTAGATGTATTGAAAACGGCTGAGAGGTTTGTAACATTTGTTAATGGCAATTCAGAAGTACAGCTATCTAAAGACTTTACAGAAGTACCTTTGGAAGTAACAAACAAAGCAATTAAAAAAGATGATTTACCATTTTAATTACTAAACTATAAAAGAGGCGTTCTAAGAGCGTTTCTTTTTTTTTAAACACATATACACTATGATTACATTTGTAGCACACACACCACAAGCGAAGTGGATTAAAAAGCATTTTGATAGTAAGGCACAACTTATAAGGGATTCCGGTTTAACAAGACCAACGATTGACAAGATATGTAAGGATGTTTGGTTGTTCTATAAATACGTGCCTTTGTTTGCTGGACTAACCGGTAGAAGTTCTGAGATAGTTATAAGAGAAGTGTCAAGTATTAATTAGATGGAATATTCATTTAACACAGAACACGCAGAAAGGTATGGAGTATCTGAAGCTATTGTAATAAGGAATTTATTGTATTGGATTTCTAAGAACAAGGCAAATTTATCAAATGAACACGATGGAAATACTTACACATATAATTCTATAAAGGCTTTTAATACCTTATTCCCATTTTGGACTGAAAGACAAATAGGTAGAATACTTAAAAGCTTAGAAGAGCAGAATGTAATTAAGGTAGGTAACTATAACAAGGCTAAATACGACAGAACCAAATGGTATGCCTTTGTAGACTATCAGTCAATACACCAAATGGTAAAATCCAATATACCAAAAGGTAAAATGGATATTACTAAATCGTTAAATGCAATTACCGAAAAGGTCAAACCTATACCAAATACTAAAACTACAAATGTAAATACAAATAATAACCCATATTATACTGAGTTGTTATTTGTCTATGACAAATTTTGCAAAGATACATTTGATGCTCCTTCAAAAATAAACGGAATGGAGGGGAAAGCCTTAAAACAGATAATAGCTTATTTGAAAGGATTATGTAAAGCTAAGGGAGATGATTCGTTAGAAGCCGTTAAAAATGCCTTTAGTTACATATTAGCCAATTGGTCAAGCTTAGAACCATTTTTACAAAAGCAGATTAAACTTTCACAGATAAATTCAAACTTAACTAACATAATTAACCAACTTAAAAATGGGGGAAATAAACAAACTAATAGTAATAAACTCGCAGAGGAAATACTTGCAAAATATAAGTAACCCAATAAGTCAAGATTTTAAGATAGATGTTCTTAAAATGAATATGGATAAGCTGGTTGCATTTAGCCTTGAGCATAAACCACCATCGTTATACAAGCAATTCCAAAAAGAAGAAGAAAAGACTATTGACATTATTTCACTTATGATTATAGAGTTTCAAGACTTTTTTAATTGTAAAACTAAAATGAATAAATCTCAAATAGTAGAATCTGCATATTTGATTTGCCAGCACTTTAGACACTTTAACTATTATGATATAGCTTTATGTTTTAAGAATGCTAAGATGAATGAAAAGATTTATGACAGAATAGATGGTGGTATGTTAATGGAGTGGCTTACATATCACGATGTTAATAGAACCGGTTTAGTAATAACAGAAAGAGAAAAACAAAAGAGTAGGCAAGATTCAGAATGGTCAGCACTTGGTGAAAGAAGTTCAGTACAAAGACTTAAAGACTTTTTAAAATGAAGATATTAAACTTATATGCTTGTTTAGGTGGCAATCGTTACAAGTGGAATGAAGTAGCAGATATTGAAGTTACTGCCGTTGAATTAGATAAGGAAGCTGCGAGGTTATATCAGGAGAGGTTTCCTAATGATACTGTAATTGTAGCAGATGCACATCAATATTTATTAGACCATTATAAAGAGTTTGATTTTATATGGAGTTCGCCTCCTTGTCCAACACATAGTAGAGCAAGATTTGCAAGGCACGAAACAACAACATCTGTCTATCCAGATATGAAATTGTACCAAGAAATACTATTATTGGATAATTATTTTAAAGGAAAATATGTGGTTGAAAACGTGATTCCTTTTTACACTCCTTTAATACCATCAAAGAAAAGAGGTAGACATTTATATTGGACTAACTTTAATTTGCCTAATAATGTTGGAGAAAGAAAAAGTGGTATAATGGAGGGGAAAGATGAAGTTACTCAATGGTGTAAGTTTCACGATTATGATTTTAGAAAATACAAAGGAAGTCAAAGATTGGATAAAATATCAAGAAATTTAGTAGATTATGAAGTAGGAAAGACAATACTTGAAACAGCTTTAAATATACAGAGCCAAAATCAGGAAAGTCAAACATCAATATTTGATATTTAGATTATGGAATATACTAAACTAAAACAAGAGAGATGACACAAGAAGAACGCAGAGAATGGCATAAGAATCATAGAGTTGATGAATACACTAAACGAAAAAATTACATAGAATACTGCATCAAAAATAAAATAGTATATAAATCAAATTACGAATTAGTTACGGGTAAAGAATTTAGATATAAACAAAATCGCAAAGCTGATGTACTTAAATTGCCAAGACATAACGGAGGAAATATTAACGGAAAGAAAATGCTATGAAAAAGCACACTAAAATATATATGAAACATTTTGACTATATTGCAGATGATTTCATACCTTGCGAAGTATGTGATTCTAAGGCAGTTGATATACACCATATCGAGGCGAGAGGTATGGGTGGTTCTGAAAAGGATAACATAAACAATCTGATGGCAGTTTGTAGAAAATGTCACATAGACTATGGCGATAAGAAAAAACACTTGGAGTGGCTACAAAAAATCCACAAAAACAAAATCCAAGAACAAGCAACCGGAATATGAATTGCAGAAAGCAGTTTGTAAGTATTTAGATATTAAATACAAAGGTATTTTCTATAATGGTTCAGCTGGTGGTATGCGTACTTTCTTATCAGTTGCCAAAAAGATGAAAGCTACCGGATACAAAAGTGGTTTCCCTGACCTATTTATCTATGAATCAAGGAATGGATACAATGGTTTAGCCATAGAATTAAAAGTTAAAGGTAATTATGCAAGTCCAAAGCAAAAAGAAGTATTACAGCTACTTAACGTCAAAGGTTATCTTGCCAAAGTTTGTACAGACTTCGACCAAGCCATCGAATCAATAGATGAATATTTAAAATGAAACAATACACAGTAATAGAAGTGATGTATAAAGACTATAATAAGTTCTATGCATTCGCCTTATCTCTATTAAAAAATAAATACTTAGCAGAAGATGTAGTACAAGATGTATTCTTACAACTACTATCTTCAAATTCAAATCATTTACTTTGGATATTAGATACCGGAAAAGGTGTTAGTTACATAAATAAAATAATTGCAGTTCGATGTTTATCTAAGAAATCTCAATTTTACAAGCAACAAATAAAATATATTAAGTCTAAAATTAGTGTTAGCGAATCAGAATTAGAATACCTATACAACAAGATAAATACAAAATCAACTTCATTATCTGAATTACTTACAAATAGTGTACTAAAAGTAATAGACACATTTGATGAATATGAAAAGAATCTATTTCTATTATACTATGAAAGTGGTATGACTTATGGTGAATTGTCTGATGAATTAGGCATACCTAAAATATCAATCTACAATACAGTCAGGAAAGTAAAGAAACAAATCAAAGAAGAATTATGATATTTTCATCTAACACATTAGCTAAAGATAGAATAGCTATTTGTGAAGCTTGTAAACACTTTAGAAAGAG